AGAATCAACGTACTTCCTCGCTCTAAGCCCGAGACCCACCCCCGTCCCGTCCTCGTCCCCATATCCCATATCACCTCCCACACCATGTCGGAAGTTGTGTACACCGCTACCCCCACCACCCCCACCCACCGTATCAAATACCACACCCAGGGCCAGGTCGTGTTGAAGCTCTGGGTCGACCCCACGGTCGAAGGCCTACGCCAACTCTACGAAGACCATGTCCATAAACACAATACTGCCATCCGGGACAACCTGTTTGCCAACGCGGGCTTTGATGTCTTCGTCCCCACGACGACGACCCTCCCCCCCGGGCCGGCCGAGACTCAGATGCTCAAGTTGAAGATCAAATGTGAGATGTATAGTGTGGTCTCGCCGTATACCGACGTGGAGGCGGCGGACGAAATCCGGCAGGCGTCGGCGTACTTCCTCCTCCCCCGGTCCTCCATGTCCAAGACCCCGCTGATGCAGTCGAACCACCTCGGTCTCATTGATGCCGGCTACCGGGGGGAAATCATGGCCCCTGTCCGTAACTTGTCGATGGCCTCCGAAGTGGTGACGGCGGGTACCCGGCTCTTCCAGTTGTGCCATCCCTACGGTACCCCGATTCATGTGACCCTGGTCGAAGAGGTATCGGAACTGTCGACCACGGACCGTGGTGAAGGAGGTTTTGGTTCCACGGGGGTCCAGGGAGCCCTCGTGACCGAGCCCGAGCTTCCGGTGGCAGATATCGTGTAACACCATCCACCCAAACCCTAACCCATCATCCCTCCAACAAATCTTGAGCCATAAACATCATTTTTTCATCGTCCGTCAGTTTTCGAAAAAAGACATGGTCGTCGTACCGTAATTTCTGGACCCATCCCCGGGGGAAGATATGGACTTTGACCACCACGGTATCGTCCTCGATGAGGATATCACCCACACTCCCTCCCGAGACCAATTTACGGGGCCGGGTCGTCGTCTCGTTACCCCCCGGTTCCCGGCGTAACCACCGTACATAGTGCCCCGGTTTCAGCTCATGGAGGGCGTCGATGACCCGGTAGTCGGCGAGCCGCTGGAAATAGTCCGATACCACTTCGGGGGTCAACTGGGCTGCCCGGAGGGCCGCCACGACCCCTTCGGCCATCTCCTCTAAGGTCTCGAGCTCGAGCTCCAGGTCGTCGTCCGCCCCGGTCTCCTCCGCCCCGGCCCGTAACAAGCTATCGATATCCAAGGTTCCCCGGAGGGTGGGGTCGCGCCGGGCCTCGGCCAAAATCGCCTGAAAATCGCACATCTCTCAAATCATATACAAAGATGTGTGTATATGAGTTTAGCTATAGGACCATCACCCACCCCACCCCACAGACCCATGTTGGTCCGAGATAAGTACCGTATTGTCCAAGAACTCGGTCGGGGACAATTCGGCCGGGTCTACCAAGCCCTAACCCTTCCTCGGGGCCCTCAAGTCGCCGTGAAATTTGATGTCTCCACCACCCGGGTATTGAAACACGAGGTCACGATACTCAACTATTTACATCTCCGGGGGTGCCAAGGCCGGGTCCCCAAGATCATTTGGTACGGGTTGGCGGCCTGGGCCGAGGGGGCAGCCCCTCATCCCTGTGTCGTCCTCCCGTATTACGACCGGTCCCTTCGGCAGGTCCTGGAAACGGCGGGTCTGGACCCCGTCCAACGCACCGCCTGGATGGAAGATATGTTGGCCACGATGGGGGAAGTACACGACCGACTCGTGATACACCGGGATATCAAACCCGATAATTTCATGATCCGAGGGGGGCGTATCTACTTGATTGATTTCGGACTGGCGACGTTTTATGTCGATGGGAACACGGGGCAACATCTACCTCCCCATGACCCTCCCAAGACCGAGATGCTGGGGTCTCCCGTCTATACCTCCATCCATATTCACCAGGGGTGCCGGGCGGCCCGCCGGGACGACATGATCCAGTTGGGGTATGTGTTCCTGGCCATGTACTGGGAGGGTCGGCTCCCGTGGCAAGGTATCGTGACCCCCCCGACCTCCTATACTCTCCAGGATATTCGGCACCCCCTCAACCAAGAACGCTACCGACACAAGGTTCGGGTCACCGAGAACCCGCGGTTCCCCCCCGAACTGAGGGACTATTTTACCCGGGTGTACCGGCTGGGGTACCTGGAGGAGCCATCCTATATCCTATAAATGGACATAAAGAGACCTGGGTATATTGGGTATACTGGTTCCGTATTACCACTATATTCCATTTTCTTCCCCCCGACCCACCTCTCCCATCTACACCATGACGACGGACGATAACGTTGACCCGGTTGTTCCGACCCCCGTCGAGGAGGAGGTCCCCCCCTCGACGACCGAGGTCGACCCGAACTCTCCCGACACGGACCGTCCCGTCTTGACGGACTATACCATCATTGTGGAGACCCTCACGGGTACCGTGAAATGGTTCAATAACAAGGCGGGGTTTGGCTTCATCACGGTGTGTGAGCCGGGTGATTACAAGGACAAGGATATTTTCGTGCACTATTCGTCCATCCGGGTTTCGAACTCGCAATACAAATACCTGGTTCAAGGGGAGTATGTGGATTTTACCCTGGTCAAGGCGAACAGTGATACCCACGAGTTCCAGGCGATGAATGTGAGTGGGGTCAAGGGGGGTCCCATCATGTGTGAGATTCGGCGGTCGTTGACGACGCCACCTCCGGATACCCGGGCGTCGTATGGTCGGGGTGACGATTACCCGAGCCGGCGGGGGCCGGCCTACCGTTCGGAGGGTCCCCAGCGTCCTCAGCGGGAGACCCGTCCCCCTCTGGACAGTAACAACCGTCGCCCGAGACGGCAGCCGGCCCCGTCGGCCACCCCCCGGGAGACGGTGGATGGTCCCACGACCTCCATCACAGGGGAGGACATGCTGGGCTTTACCAAGGTGGTGAAGAAGCGGTCCCGGGCTCGTCCTCCGGCTCATGCCCATGCCTAGGTGTGAACCGACCGGTCGAGCCTTTAGACGGCCCTACCACCCATCTCGTCCGACCCCATCCGATGTAAATATATCCTACCATACTATACCATCATGCATAGTATTGTGACCTCGGTGTTTGCGGCGATTTTGTTTTTCCTCTTGGCCCCGGGGGTGCTCCTGCGCCTGCCCGCCAACGGTAGTAAGATGACGGTGGCGGCGGTCCACGCCCTGGTGTTCGGGGTGATCTTCTATGTGACCCACCGCTCCGTGTACGCCTACTTCAACCCGGGCCGCCGGTATGAGGGAATGGACATGAAGAAGAAGGAAGGATTGGCCACCTCCAAGCCCCCTGCCCCTACCAAGAAGATGTAAACCAGGGTCCGACTCCCACCCTCTTCAAGTCAGTAATGCCATGATTTCGCGGGGGTAGTGCATGTCTTCCAAGATACGCACCGCCCCTTCGACCTTGGAAATACCCGTACCGATCCGATACGTGTATTTGATCTTCCCCCCTTCCTCCACTTCCACCTGCATTTGGTAATTACGGACCCGGACCCGGTCCACCCCCCGCCGACGGAATTTACGGCACACACTCGTGTAATGCGTCGTCAAGATGAAATCCACCCCCGGCCGGCCCGCCAAGTATTTCAAAAAGGCGTACGCCGCCTTCCCCGCCTCCTTCGGGTTGGTCCCCGAGTACAGTTCATCGAAAATACAGAAATGGCGAGCCTCCGGGCCGGCCACCTCCATGATATCCAAGATGTCCTTACACCGGCGAGCTTCCGCCTGGAACAGGCTATCCCGTTCCGACGTGTCGGGGATGTTCAGGTAAGAGTGGATATGAGTATAAGGTTTAGCCATCCGTCCTCGGGTGTAGAATCCCATACCCACCTGTTGGGTGAATAGGATGTTCAGGGCCGTGGTCTTCAGGTAGGTCGTCTTCCCCGACGCGTTGGGTCCGGTCAAGATCATATTGTCCCCCAAGACGAGGTCGTTCTTGATAATGGCCGTCCCCTCCCCGGCTCCCAAGAGTGCCGGATAATACTGGTCTTGGAACACCACCCCCGGGGCCGGGTTCCCCGAAGGGTCCGGTTCGCCGGCCCCCCAAGACACCGCCGCCATATGACCCGCCGCCCAGTGCCGATACACCCCGCGTAAGTTATCGATATACCCATGAAATCCCGTCGAGTACTGAAGAGCGTCTTGGAACTCCCGGTTCCGCCAGAGTTCGTAGTAGGCTCGGAGCATCGTCCCGAGTTGCCCCCCCTTACTCAGACTGATACTAAAGGGGGTGATGGGGGCCAGCCATCCCAAGAGGTCTTCCAAGACGGCCCGACGTCGTTCGACCTCTTGACAAAAGGCCATATAAGAGGGTCGCCCCCCGTGCATTTGTACAAACGTCGCCATCGCCTCCAGGGTATCACCCACATACGCCCGTAGTTCCAAGAGATGCCGATTCAGTTGACGGGTATGCTCGTGGAACCGCACACATACCATGATGTTTTGGTAGATTTGCATGAGGTAGAGCCCGAACATCAGACCCACATAAATGAGTTTCTCGATACTCATGGACTGAATCCCGGCGATGGCTTTCCCGATGAAGTGGTTTTTCGCAATTTCTTGGAGAACCTGAATATAAACCTCCATCGTGATGGGGATACCCTGGAGTTTCAGAATGATAAAGGGGAACACCAAGAAGAGTATCGGGACCAAGAGTGATATCACGGGTGACAAGATGTTCCCCACCGAGAGCACCTGGAGAAACAGTGGGGACTCGTTGAGATGTTTCAACATATCCCACTCCATGTACTGGTATTTTTCCAAGAAATCGGGGTCATGGAGGCTCTCCCATAGTTCGGTATAGCGGGTACATACCCCGGGGTCGACCCCGACCCCACCTCCGGCCCCACCCCCCACCCGGTCTTGGAACTGGCCCATTCCCATGATGACGTCTTGGGTATCGGTCAAATACTCCATGTCCGTACTAAATTGCCGGCTCCACGCCCGTAGGTTGTCCCGAGCCCACGGATGCGAGGGCTGAAACAGATGGTCATAGATGGGTACCGACCCCACGTGGGTCGTCTCCACCATTTCCAAATCGGTCACCAAGTGGGGGGCCAGAGGATGGATATGGGTGGGGTCCCCGTACGTGATAGGTAATTGAAACAAAGACTCACCCGACGGAGTGACCACGGGACGGTCCGGAGAAACCCCTCCTAACCCCATATAGGTCAATAGAGTGACCAACATCGTATAGGATGCCCCGATATCCACCCACCCCCGGTTCCTACGCGGCCTTCATCCAAGAACCCCCTAGAGAGTGAGAGTAAAATCACCCGATACTATATATGTCCGTGTAAGACTGTACCATCTCATACCATTCTTATCATGCCCCCCTCCCGTGATATATTCCTTTTGAAAATCGTCTTGGTCCTCTTGGTCGTCTTGGTGGTCTTGGTATTTTTAGCAAACTATCGGTCACCATGGTTCCGTCCCCCCGTCGTGGAAAAATACACCAATCAAGGGTCCCCCTGGGCCCAAGACAGTTGGCTCTTGGGAGGGAGTGCTCCGACCCCGACCCCTACTGTCGGGGCCACACTCCCGGTGACATCATCCTTGTCGTCCGTACCGGCAGGTACCCCGGTCCCTACTACCCCCCAACTTCTTCTGCCTTATGACGGTTCCATGGTGAATCAGAACGCCGCCCAATCTCCCTATATGAATGTACAATACGAAACCGCGATGAACTATCCGGGAGCGTACCCGTCGGCGATTCTACCTGCCACCCCCCCGGTCCTGTCCTCCACCGCCTTGGTCGTAGGAAGCCCGTCCAATTTTACCCCGGCTTACGATAATACCATCAATTTTAGTCGAGCTACCGGGTACACGATGACCACCCCGGTCAAAGACTCCACCGACCGTCTGGGGGGATTTTGTGCATTCAACCGTAAAAACCCCGAGGTCTTGGAGTACCAGTGTAATCAACTCAATGCCGATACCTGTGCTTCCACCTCGTGTTGTGTATTGTTGGGTGGGTCCAAATGTGTGTCCGGAGGTGAATCCGGGGCGACCATGAAGGCCAACTATACCGACCCGTTGGTGTTGAACAGTGACCACTATTATTATCAGGGGAAGTGTTACGGGAATTGTGTGAACCCTCAGGGGGCGATTCAACCGCTCTTGGTGGGGGCCGGGGTGGGGGCACTACCGACCCCGACCCCGAACGGGGTGACGGTGGTGACCCCGGTAGCGGTGACGACCACCCCGAGTCCGACGACCCCGACTCCGACGACCCTCATGGCCACGCAACCCCCGAGCCCGACGACCCTCACGGCCACCCCCGTCACGGTCACACCGAGCCTGCCCCCGAGCCCGACGACCCAAGTCCCGACGACGACCCTCACGGCCACCCCTGTCACAGTCACACCGAGCCCACCCCCGAGCCCTACCATCACGGCCACCCCTACCCCTCCCATTACCTACACCTCGCGATAATGGTATAGAAATTTCACATGATATCTATATCATACCTATAAAGAAGGGTCACGTCTCGGTAACACTCCGGTGGTACGGAAACCCCCTTTTTTAAATTTATACCGTCTCCCATACCGTCTCATCCATGAAACGTGAGACCTCTCGTTCCTCTTTATCTACGAGGAGTAAAGCCCCCACCGTCGTATATACCATGGTGGATATTCGCCAATTTCTCACTACTCTCCAAGTTCCCCTCGAATGTCTCGCCGAAGAATTCAATATTTATCTGTCCGACGTGGTAAAGAAACGTATTAGTGACTTGGACCAGATTGTTATTGAAATTCCTCCTCAACCAGCCCCCCATCATTCAATAACAACCCCGATACCGTCCTCCTCCACGCATTCTGGGTTACCTTACCGCCATATGGACCGTTCCGAGCGTCCAGAACGTTCGGACCGCCCCACCCGTCATCCTCCGAATCACCATACCAGTCATTCCGGAGGAGGAGGTGGCCGTCGACCTCCATCGAGCTCTCACCATCACCATCCCCATTCCCATCCCCACCATCATACCCATCACCCCCCCGACCACCGCCGCCGTCCGGGCTACGAGCATGGTGGTGGTGGTGGGGGTCGGTACCCCTCTTCTTCCGTGCCCCGACCCTCCTCCTCCTCTTCCTCCTCTTCTTCGTCCCGAGCCACCGAGGCCGATATCGCGGGTGACTGGAATATCGGGAAATCGTTCAAACCGACCAAGATGATGACCAAGGAAGGTATCGAAAAAGACATGAACGAGATTCGTATATCACTCAATAAAATCTCCAATAAAAATTACGATACTCACCGTGATACCATCCTCTCCTTGGTGGATAATTTCATCGAAGATGCCATGGCCAAAGAAATGGCGGCCGAAGAGGCTGGTCTCGGTGAGACCGGACCCGAGACCGATGCCCTCGGTAACATACGAAAAATCGCCCAGTTCATTTTTGATATTGCCAGCTCCAACAAGTTCTATGGGGAAATCTACGCGGACCTGTACAAGGAATTGGTCAGTAAGTTCGTGGTGTTCCGTACGATTCTGAACGAGATGGTGTTCACCTATAAAGACAGTATCGATACCCTCCGGTATGTCGATTCCAATGCGGATTATGATGCGTACTGTGAATACAACAAGATTAATGAAAAACGCCGGGCCTCTGCCTCCTTCTTGGTCCTCCTCACCACCCGTACCGTCTTGGACCCCTCCATTTTAGTCGAACTCATTCTTCATTTTCAGTCGGTGTTTACCATGTACATCTCCGAAGAAAACCGTACGAATGAGGTCGACGAAATTACCGAGCTCCTCTTTATTCTTATTACCATGGGTAAGGACCTCTTGAGTCAACACCCCGAATGGGAGGCCATCATCCTCCCTGGAGTGGTCACGGCCAGTAAACTCAAGGCCAAGGAACAAAAGAGCTTGTCGTCCCGAGCGGTGTTCAAATACATGGACCTTCATAAAAAAGTCACGACGACCTGAGCCCTGAACCCCCCACCCCCACACCCCACACCTAGATTCTCTCCAGATATTGTATAGTAGAGTAGAATACCATACCCATCATGAACCCGTGGTTGTCTTTTGTGAAATCGTTTTACGCGGGCGAGCGCCAGCGTGACCCCACCAAATGCCGTGACAGTGGGACGTTGAAGCGGGTGGCGAAAATCTACAAGTGTAAAAAAGATTTAGCCAACCGGGTCACCCGTAAGGTCAACCGGTTCCGGGGTAAGAATCCCATGATGAAGCGTTCGTCGCGTCGGTCCAAGCCGTAAAGAGGCCGGCGAGCCGGCCGACCCCGCCCCCTCACGGTAGCATATGTTGATGCACAATACGTAGATATCGGGTCATACACTCGTTCACATACACCATATCGTTTCCTGTGTCGGAAGCCCCCCATAGAGGGGGTTGACGGTAGTAGACATCCGCCTCGATACACTGGTCCATCGACATCTGGGTACGACGTAATACCACCACCTTGTTCAAAATCAAGAGCTCCAGTTCTCGGCAGGCCCGTTCCTCGAAGACCCCCGCCATGGGTACCTCACGGAGACGTACATGAAAGTGGTAAAGGGTGGGTCCGAGCACTTTCGTGTACCCATTATAGATACGAGCCCCGAGGATGAACTCGGTACTCGATAGAATTTTCAGTACCTTACCGTATTGAACATTCGGTACAAAGGCCTGGGTATCGGTCATCGTGATCCCCTCCAAGGAACGGAGGTCCTCCTCCACTAGGATGGACTGGATATCGGGGGACGGGGGACACTCGGCGACTTCCTCGTAACTGATACTACTGGTATGGGAATGGACATCGGTGGACCGGGGCCGGGGGACAGGGGGGCCCGGGGAGATATTGGGCGGTGTGGGGGGTGGGGTGATTCCCCGGAGGAGAGGGGACGGACTGGAATGACTGGAAAAGCCGCCGAAGCAACTCTCGAAATAGCTGGTGCGTCGGGGTTGGGGGGACCGTAATTCGGTGGTCATGGGTATGGTGTGGGGACTGATATACCCAGAGATTTCAATTTTTGGGGTCGAATGAAGGGGTGCCTCACAGAATCGACAATAGACAATATATTGGGACCTTTCGGGGTCCAGATCGACCCAATCCTCGATATATTCATGGTCACATTCTGCATGGTCACATTCCACCGTACCGAGGGGGGAATCCATGGCTAACTCCCATACTATACCACCATCCATCTATATGAGTTGTGGGGGCACCTCGGTCCCCGTCCCCATCTGAAGTGACTGGATGGCCTGGTTCAATGCCACCAGGATCTCGTTCACCCGGTCCTGCGGAAAATAGTTGGCCGCCAATTTTTGCCACTGACGTAGATACATGAGTTCATGGGCAAGTTTGGGGTCAGGGGCACCCGACCCCACCCGTGCTGCCAGCTGAGCCTGGGTATCTTGGTAGCACTTGCTCAGTACCGTATATTTGACCTCGAGTTCGTACCATTTCGCATAGAGTTCGTAGAGTTGTTCGGTGGGTACCTGCCGGAGGGCCGATACATACATGGTATGGGAACCCACTGTCAAAGGTAACGACCACCCGTCTTGGAGGTTCTTCATGGTCCGAGGAGTGTCCGTCGCCGTCGGGTCAAACTGGAAACAATGGATCATCGCCTCATCCTCCCGGTCCGGGCTCGGCTGAAACCCCCGTACCCGCCCTCGGAGCCCGGTTTTCACCAAGAAGACCTCGATATCGGAATCCCCCCGGAGGCTCGCCCGCCAATCCGGCGGTATCGGACCCAGTCGGAGAGCCATCCACCGTGGTACCTGTACCGACGGGGGTGGAGGTGCCCCCGCGACTACCTCGTCCCGCTCGGGATACAAATGGTGTAGCTCGGACATGATATACCCGTATAGAAACAAAATCTTTGTATAGGTTAACGTGCTCGAACAACCCGATACCTCCATGTGGTGAATCCCCCGTCCCGCTCTCAACCACCCCACCTCCATGACGACTCCCACCCTCTCCCTACAACACCCAGATACCATTTCTCTCCCAACTCTCTCTCTCACCTTCCCCGACCCCGATTCCTTGGCCCCCATCTATAAATCATGGATGTATGAGACCCCCGTCGACGACTTCCACTACCACCTCTGGCGGCGGTCCTGGCTGAGATGGTACCGTCACCTGTTGAACCCTTACCAACAATCTGTGATGATGGCCCTCTTCACCCAGTGGGGAATCTACCGCCCGAATGAATACACCCTCTGGTACCAACGCCGGTATTTTCCCTCGGACTTTATCGTGGATTCTGCCCGTAAACGGGTGGGGATATTTATCATGGTGAGGTGGTGTAAACGCCCCGGTCGGAACCTCTGGGTCTTTCGGGGGTACGCCCTCAAACATTACGAGGCCATTGGCCGGGTGTGGCGTGAGTACCGGGAGACCCAAGATTTATACGAAATATTTATGAAACCTCCCTCCGGCACCCCTTTTCCCACCATCACCCCCATGTACCACTGGCTCACCGTGGAAGCCGAGAAACCCCTCCGAATTTTTATATTTGATGACCCCGGGGACGATACCCGGGTCGACGAGGGTGACCATCCGGACAACGATATCACCCCGGTCTCGCATGACTGACCGTCGTCCCCACCCTCCCCCCTCCCCCCGTCCATATCCTCTCCAGATAGAGTATATGGACTGGACCATGGCCACCCCCGACCCCACCACCGTGGTGGCCACCATCGAACGTGTATTTCATGAACCCCGTATGACCGTCACCCATGACCCCGTGACAGATGTCTATATCGTCACCATGAACGATATTCACTGTGTCGAGCTGGCAATGGAACACCCCTCCCGACGTATCATCATCAAGAGTATTTTCAAATGTGCGTCACCCGGGGACACCGTCGGTAGTGGAAAACACCTCGTCAACACTCTTGCCCATTTAGCTCAGGAGATGGGGTACGAACTCGTCATCGAGACCGATGTCAGTCGAATTGTTCTCCCGTCTGAGATCCTCCCCAAGAGTGCCATTTCACTACGATACCTCTACCTGTTATCCACGGGCCACTCCTGGTACAACAGTATGGGATTCTACGAGGCCAAGTACCTGGAACACAAGGCGTGTGCCGACCGATATATTCAGACGACCCCCATTAAGATTGTCATTCGACCGGATATCCGGGCGCGGGTCCTGGCCCACCGGGCCGACCTGAACCTGTCGATCCTCACCCAGGGCACCGTGCAAGAGGTATTCACCGCCATGTCCGCGGATATCACCAAGATTCTCCGTAAGTGGGAGACCATCCTCCGGGCGGGGGGTGACGTGGACCATGGTAAACGACTGATGGAATCCTGCGGGCTGTTGTCGTCGACCAAGTTCTCCGATTTGGTGTATCGGACCACCCCTCCCACCGGGGAGACAGACCTCGCCTCCCCCGAGCCCCCCACCAAACGGCCCCGCACCCAAGGCGGCACCACCCGAGCCCACCATAAAAAAAAGGGTCGCCATTCGACCCGTCGGGTAAGGTTCACGCTATAATCACGAGGCCCACACACGATATCTTTAATCTCTCCCCAGCCGCTCCGCGCCACCCTCTCGGCTCCCAGGTCCGGTCCCCGAGGTCTCACCCGAGAGGTGGGCGCCGAGCCCTACTCTCATTGGGCTCTCTCCCCAGCCGCTCCGCGCCACCCTCTCGGCTCCGTGGTCCCCCCCCCACATTCTATACATACATCGCCAACAGACTCTGGTTGTTATGGGTATCGTCTCCCCGCACCAACTTATCCACCACGGCCTTGGTCACCGTGAACGGGAACGTCACCATCAGCTCCACGTTCTTCCCCAGGATTTTCTGCGACTCGGCCGCATCCTCCACCCGCATCAGTCGGAACAGATTCAGTTTGGTATAGATGATCTCCAGGCACCGCTTCAAATTACGCACCCCCTGCTCGCCCTGGGTAAACCGCGAGGTCGTCACAATATACTGGATGGTCTCGTCCGGAATCACGATATCCTCCTCCTGGAAATTCACCTGCTCGCGAATCTTGGGTAACAGGTACTTCTTCGCAATCACCACCTTCTCGGCGGTATCGTACCCCTTCGTATGAATCTTGTACAGGCGGTCCTTCAGAATCGGGTTCACCAGGGCCTCGTCGTTATAACTGAAGATAAACAGGCACTTACTCAGGTCAAAGTCAATCTCCGAAAAGTACTTGTCATGGAACTGGCTGTTTTGGGTGGTATCGGTCAAATGGGTCAGAATCCCCGTGATTTCCTGCCCCCGCGGTGTGTCACTCAACTTGTCCAACTCGTCAAAGAAGATGACCGGATTCATACACTTACTGTCAATCAGGATTTGCACAATCTTTCCCCAGCTACTACCCTCGTATGTGTACGAGTGGCCCTCGAGGAAACTGGAATCCCCGGCACCCCCCAACGTGATGAACGCAAACTCACGGCCCAGGATTTTACTGATACCGTCCCGAATAATGGAGGTATTATGGGTCACCGTGAAATCCCCCAGTACGAACCGGCGGTTCCCGTCAATCTCAAACCCGTAGTAGTCGTCGGGCCCGTAGGGGGAGACCTGGATGAGCTCGCACAGGTCCAACGGGTTCGCGTCTCCCTTCACGGGGAGGTACGGGTGGACCTGGGACGGAATCTCCCCGAGGCGGGTAGACCCACCCCAGATTTCGAGGATGGTCTCCGTCACCGCGGCGGAAGCACGGGTCAAACACCCGTATCCCAGGGACCGAATGAGGTATTTCAGGTCCGTGAGGAACCCCTCCTCCCCCACCTTCAGGGTGAAGGTCTGGCGCCGGGTATCGGTATCGTAGTGGCAATAGGCTCCGTAGTCCAGAACCCCCGCCAGCACGGCCAGCCGCACCGTCCGCTCATTCCTAAGGTACTCGGTCGGAATGGCCCGGGGACTCCGACCCAGGTCGACCCCCACTTGGTACGGGTCCCGGTCCACCGGCACCGCCGGAAACTCGGCCCCCGCCATCCGCCACCCCTGGAGCCCATGGCGTTCCTCCACCGGGATAGCGAGATATTCCTGTACCGGGATATCGACCACCGTACCGTCCGCCACCCGTATCAACGACAGGATATGCTCCGAATTCACCCGGTACGCCTCCCCCGTCGTATGTCCAATCACATCGTACATGGTGTCCTGACCCCGGCCCAAGCCCAATACATTCCTTGGGGTGCCGTCGTCCCCCATCAGGACATCCCCCACCACCACCTCCTGGACCATCTTGATGGAACCGTCATACATGAGTATGGGAGTATTGAAGGCGAGGCACTTCCCCGTCCCGGGGGGACCCTGAATCGCAATAGCCGACCCCATCGCACTCGGGTTCGTAATCCACTGCCCAATGACCTGCATCACCTGCATCTTGGCATCCTGGAGACCATACACACAATCGTCGAGCTGGTGCATGGCGTTCTTCATGAACGTGTCACATACCTCCATACCGTCGTCGATATTGACCGACAGGCTCTTGTAGGTATTGAAAGGAATACGCATGAAGGTGTCCACCCAGGTCTTCATCTTATGATACTCGGTGTCGCCGGGCTCCATGGCCTGCATGGCATTCAGCTTGTTCATCACCGTGGCCTTGTATTTGGGGGGGAGCTTGGTCTGGAGGAGACGGAGGCGGTAGGGTTTATCGATATGGATATGCTCGTTGATGGACTGCATCTCCTGCATGATGGCGAGCTGCTCCTTATGGGACAGTTTCTTCTTGAAATAATCGATTTCGGACACGGTGTTTTTCTGCTCGGTCTTGATGAGCTTGTAGTAGTCTTTCGTGTTCTTGGTACGGGCCTTTTTGACGAGCTTGCCGATGGAGGCTCGGCAGTCGGCCATGGCGTTGATGAGGATCTTACTCTTGGGGTTACGTTTGAGCTTCTCCGCAAGGTGCTTCTTGAGATCGATGAGCTCCTTGTATTCGTCCTCCACGGACAAGGTCTGGGTCGCTTCGGGGTCCTCCTCCTCGTCGGAGGCCTCTTCGCCCCGCCGGTTGGACTTGTGGGACCGAGTCTGGGCCTTGTTCTTACGTGATGAGACCATGGGCTCCGAGCCTTTGGGCACCACGGACGATGGGTTGGCGGGATCCGGTTTAGGAAGGTACTCAATCTGTTGGTAATCTTCTTTCATAAAGGTCTTTTCGTCGTCACTGTTACAATCATCGTTATCACACTCGAGCATCTGTTGAATCTCGGCCGCCTCGGCCACCTGGGGGTTGTCGTAATACAACATATCGTCCTCGTTCCCCCCTCCCAATATAATCATGATGTTTTGGTCCTCGTCCCCTTCCTCAGCTTCCTCATATTCCTCCTCAGTCTCGGTGTCCTCCTCGATGACCCGGGCCTTTTTACCGGTCGCCTTCTTACCCGGCTTGGCCTTGGAGGAGGACCCCGACGATTTCTTGGGTTTCGAGAGACGTTTGCTCTTACGGCGGGGGAGGTCCTCTTCTTCGGACTCCTCTTCCTCGACCACCTCCTGCCGCTTCTTGGAGGAGGAGGACTTCGAAGGTTGAGTATAGGACATCAGATACTCACGAAACTTTTTGGTGAGATCCCGGGTGGTCTCGACCACGGGGTCGTCCTCGTCCTCTTCATCCTCGTCGTCTTCTTCGTCGTCTTCATCTTCATCATCGTCCTCGGTCTCCCACTCTTCTTCGTCGTCTTCCTCGGGCACATAGTCCGAGTCAGAATTGTCATCAGAATCCTCGTCGTCCTCACCACGGCGAGCCCTCCGCTGCGGCTGCTGTGACTTCTTGGAGCCCGGGGTCGCTGCCGCCGTCTTGGACTTCTTGGTCTCCTGGGGGTCCTTACCCCCCTTCTTGGTATGGGTCATGGTCTTGGTATCTTTCGGCATCTTATACGGATATGGGATTGGGAATTGGGGGATGGGTGGGTGTTACTAGTTCGGATATCGTGAGTTGGCTTTACATGGTTTCCAAATCAATTTTCCGAAGACCCTCACGGGCCTCTGGGAAATAGAGGGAGGGCGTAATTTTCCGGTGGCCCGTCAGGGTGTTCGGAAAATTGATTCAGATGAAAAGGATATAATAATCTGCCATATACTATATATACTATCGACATTCGACACCTGCCCACCCCATTGAACATCGGTCCCGTGTTAAACCCCCATCCCTGTCATGTCCCATAGTCAACGCTCAAAGATGCTGAAGGAGAAGACCCCCTCCAAGATCATTGGTATACAATTTAGTATGTTATCACCCGAGGAAATCCGTAAGAACTCGGTGGTTGAGATTACCTCCCGTGATACGTATATCAACAATAAACCGGTGATTGGGGGTCTCTTCGACCCTCGGATGGGGGTCTTGGAACCGGGTACCATCTGTCCGACCGACGGGATGATTTATATCGACACCCCGGGGTATTTTGGACATATCGAACTGGCCCGGCCCGTCTTCTTCATCCAGCATCTGAAGGAAATCATGAAAATCTGCCGCTGTGTCTGTTTCAAATGTAGCAAACTCCTTATCAACAAGAACCAACATACCCATATCCTATGTCAGCCCGCCGAAGCCCGCTGGGATTACGTGTCGGCGCTGGCCACCAAGGTGAAGCGGTGTGGCCAAGACACGGAGGACGGGTGTGGGTACAAGCAGCCGGACAAGATCAAGCTGGAGGGGATGTCCAACGTCTTTGCCATCTGGGATAAGATGGGCGACCTCAAACTCACCCCGGAGATTATCCTCAAGATTTTCAAGCGTATTTCCGACGACGATGTCCACTTCATGGGGTTCAGTCCTCTGTGGTCCCGCCCCGAATGGATGATATGCCAGGTGCTTCCCGTCCCACCCCCTGCGGTCCGCCCCTCGGTCAAACACGATGCCCAGCAACGGTCCGAGGATGACTTGACCCATATCTACAGTAACATCATCAAGTATAATAATAACCTGAAGGAGCGGCTGAATTCCACGGAGACCAATACCTATGCCATCGAGGTGCTGACGACGATATTACAACATTCGATTGCCATGATTGTGAACAACAAGATCAAAGGCGTGGACCCAATGGCCCAACGGTCGGGGCGGCCCTACCAGTGTATCATGGGCCGTATCAACAGTAAGAACGGACGTATCCGCGGGAACTTGATGGGGAAACGTGTGGACTTCAGTGCCCGGTCGGTCATCACGGGCGACCCCAACCTGTCGATGCAGCAAATCGGGGTGCCGATGAAGATTGCGAAGAATCTGACGAAACCGGTGGTGGTCAACGACCGTAACCGGGACTTCCTGATGAAACTGGTGATGAACGGGCCGGATGTCCACCCGGGAGCCAAGATTTTGGAACGGAAGAACGGGGGGGATAACATCTCCTTACGCTACGTGGACCGGGCGTCGATTCGCCTGGAAAACGGGGACATTGTGCACCGTCATATGATGGATGGGGATATGGTCCTGTTTAACCGACAGCCATCTCTCCATCGGGCATCCATGATGGGACATATTGTCAAAGTCATGCGGGTGGGCGACTCGTTTCGTATGAACGTTGCCTGCACCCGTCCTTACAATGCCGACTTCGATGGAGATAGATTTTGTCTCCAACATGCGGGTGCCTGCCAAGTTGTAGACAACACTTGGTAGGGAAAACACTGTAATGTCTACTTATCTCACACTATAGCATGGAGTGTGGGGTAAATATAACCGTATAGTCTTTGTGAATTCTCTTCAACCATATAAAAACATAACGCCAATTAAACTAGTACTTAGTGGAATGGAACACCGCATTGCCTTGAAAAACACCATACTCGACGATGATTCGTTGAGATATTGTGAAATATACAAGATTACCAACTGTATCAATGAGAAAGTCTACATCGGTCAAGCAGTCTCACATATCTTAAACACGAAAAGGTACCGTCCTTACGGAATGGAAGGACGTTTTCGTTCCCATGTAAGTGAGGCCTTTTCGGAGAAGAAATGTCAATGTCATTATTTAAACAACGCCATCCGTAAGTACGGAAAAGACAATTTCACGGTGGAATTACTTCATACATGTGAATTGTTTGAGGCGGACGACCTGGAATCGAGTGAAATACTTAGACATAATTCATTATTTCCCGACGGATATAATTTGAATACTGGTGGTAAGTCCGCGAGACATACCGAAGAAAGTAGACGAAGAGTATCTGACGGTGTAATGAATTATTTCAGAGACTCAAAATTCGCTCGGTTCCAAGACGTAGATATAGATGATGACGATGACATTTCAAGATATGTGAGACCACTTAGCCGATCCGGGATACAGTACGGTTGGTATGTCTTGATTAAACGCAAAAAGGCAGATTTTGGTGGTGTTCATATTCCATTATGTGAAAGTAAAAAAATGGCGTTAGAGTTTGCTTTAAAGGTTAAAGAGAATTCACGGAGGCGACGTGACCAAATTGCTGGAAACCCCCCAAATGATGCGATACCATTCCTGGATGGAAACATCCAGGAAGAACACGGGTAATGACCGTCCCCAAAGGTAATAACTCGCATCACAGGGCAATCAGCAGCCAAGCCCCTAAGCTCGTTATGGTAGAGTATGGGGAAGGTTCAGAGACTAGACGGTTACGGGTCTCAAATGACGGTCTAACCAACCCGATGAGGCAGAAGGTATAGTCCAATCCTACTCGAAAGAGTAGATTTTGGTGGGCTCGCGATTAATTTCGCTCGATACATGCAGCCAAAATATCGCAGGAAATGAACATGCATATGCCACAAAGTGTACTCACAGAAACAGAAATACGCCTCTTAGCCGCTACCCCCTACCAGATTATCAACCCGGGTTCCAACAAGCCGATTATCGGTATTTTCCAAGACTCCCTCCTCGGTTCCTTCCGCTTCACCCGTAAGGGAATTCAGTTCAGCCCCCGTGACGCCATGAACCTGCTCATGTCCTACCCCCATGTCAACGTCAACGAACTGCGCCAACTCGGGAAAACCGTCACCAACTTCGATATCCTCTCCCAGATCACTCCCCCCATCTCGCTCAAGTACAAGACCGGCCTCTTCGACGAAGACAAGGACGACGCCAACGACCCGGAGAACAACCACATGCTCGAGATTTACAACGGTAAGTACCTACGGGGTCAGACGGAAAAGTCCGTCTACGATTCCGCCTCCAAGGGTATTCTCCACCGGATCTACAACGACTACGGCCCCATGGCCTGTGCGGACTACAACGACGCTCTCCAGGCCGTCGTCACCGAGTACATGAAATCGAGCTCCTTCAGTGTCGGTATCAGTGACCTCATTGCTGACCGGGCCACCAACGAGAAAATCGTCGAGGCCATCCGTCTCCAGAAGATGGAGGTCCAAACGATTATCGACAAGGTCCACCTCGGTATCTTCGAAAACACCACGGCCAACTCCAACAACAAGCACTTTGAGCTCATGATCAGTAATATCTTGAACAAGGCCACGGAGGAATCGGGTAAGATTGGTAAGAAATCGCTCAGCCAGGACAACCGTTTCCTCATGATTGTCAACTCGGGGTCCAAGGGTAACCTGGTCAATATTTCCCAGATGATATCGTGCCTGGGCCAGCAGGCGGTGGACGGCAAGCGGATTGCCTACGGGTTCGACGACCGTACCCTCCCCCATTTCAAGAAGTACGACGACTCGCCCAATGCCCGCGGGTTCGTGGAAAATTCCTATATCACGGGGTTGACCGCCCCGGAGCTCTTCTTCCATGCGATGGCCGGACGTACGGGCTTGATTGATACGGCGGTCAAGTCGGTGACCCGGGAAACCACCATTGTAGTCATTCAGGACGGAAAGCCCCTGTACACCCAGATTGGTGACTGGATCGACGGACAGTTGGATGCCCCCGAAAACACCGCCCAGGTCCAATACACACCTGAGGACCGTAACCTGGAACTCCTCCCCATCGAGGAAGGTCGGGTGTATATTCCTACCACGGATGCGGACGGTCATGTCAGTTGGGGGGATGTTACGGCGGTGACGCGTCACGACCCGGGTATGCGTCTCTATCAGGTCGTCACCCAAAGTGGTCGTAAGGTAACGGTCGCCGAGAGTCAGAGCCTCCTCGTGTGGGACCCCGTCCAACAGCAGTTCCTCCCGAAACCTTCCCCTGAGATTCATGTGGGAGACAAGGTCCCCGTCACCTTACACCTATGCCCTCCCCCGGTGGTCGAGCCCCTCCATATCGCCACGTGTCTCCATACCATGGAGACGGAGGGGTTCGTCCCCCCGAAGGCGTTTATGGCCACCCACCACGATATCTCGGCAATTCTCACCCATTACTACCGTCACCACGGTAAGGTATTGGACTCGACCCCGGGGTTCACAGTGGGTCCCTCCCCTTACCGGCTCATGGAGGGTATCGCCATGCTCTGCTCACGTCTCAGTGTGTTTGGACGGATATGGCAAGACCCGAACCCGGTGGTGGATACCAATACCGATACCTGGTATTTCACGGTGGATGACCATGCCCATATGATGCGTCTGGCTCTCCAGATCACCCTCACGGTCGAACTGGAAACCTACCTCAAGGAACACCCCGGGACCCACTTCCTCGAGACGGTGCAAGACATGGTATTGGACCCCATCACATCTATCAACATCATCGGCACCGAGGCTCATCCCAAGCTCTACGACCTGACCATCCCGTCTACTCTGAACTTTGGCCTCGCCAACGGTCTCCAGGTACGCGATACGGCCTCCACCGGGTATATCCAGCGCCGGTTGGTCAAGGGCCTCGAGGATCTCATGGTGAACTACGACATGACCGTCCGGAACAACAAGGGTAAGATCATCCAGTTCGCCTACGGTGACGACCATTTCGACTCCACCAAGATCGAAAACCAAATCCTCCCCGTGGCCAACCTCTCCGTCGAGGATATCTATATGCACTACGACATCCCCGGGATGGTCGAAGCCGAAAACACCCTCCGCCTCGCCATCTTCACCAAGGAGGCCATTTCCCGGATGAACAAGCAAAAAGAAAAGTGCCGGGACAAGTGCTACGAATACGCCACCCGCCTTATCCGTGACCGCGACCTCATCGTGGACAAGGTGTTCAACCGTCAGAGTGAGGTATCGGTGCGTATCCCCGTGGGTTTCCAATACATCATTCAGAACATCCAGGGCCAGCTCGACCTCCGGGGTAATTCCGCGGTGGACATCACTCCCTACGAGGCATTTGAACTCATCGAGGAGTATTTCGAGAAGATCAACTCCATCCCCTTTGCCAAGACCAATTCCCTCTTCCGGGTCATCTACTTCTACTATTTGACCCCCCGCGACTTGCTCATCAAGCGGCGGTTTCACCGTAAGGCCCTGATTCTCCTCCTGGAGACGGTGCTATTACGATTCAAGGAGGCCCTGGTCCATCCGGGGGAAATGGTGGGTGTCTTGGCTGCTCAGGAAGTGGGTGAGCCATGCACACAGCTCACCTTGAACAGTGTGATATGGGAGGAGAAGATTACCATCCGAAACCGGGATGGGCAGATCCGGGTGCTGCCGATTGGTGAGTTCACCGAGGAACAGGTAGCCCGGTCCAAGAAGATTCAGTACATGGCCGACAAGGACACCACCTATGCGGAGTTGGATCCCGAGGAGGAGTATTACGAAGTCCCGGGGGCCAACGAGGCGGGAGACACGGTGTGGCGACGTATCGAGGCGGTCACCCAACACCCAGTGGTCAACGAGGATGGGACCAATACCATGCTTCGGGTGACGACCCAGGGAGGACGGGTGGTGACGGCGACGAAGGCCAAGTCGTTCCTGCACTTGATTGATGGAAAGATTCTCCCGGTGGAAGGTAAGGACCTGAAGGTGGGGGATTACTTACCGGTCTCGGTGAAACCCTTGGAATTCAAGGAGTCGCATACCTTGGATTTACGGGAGGTGTTGCCTCCGACGGAGTTCATCTATGGGACAGAATTTACCAAGGCGGTGGGAGTAATGGGGGAGTATAGGTGGTGGACGAAACATCAGGGTAAGACGTTCACCTTGCCTTATACCTCGAGTGACGGAGTAACGTGCCGTCTCTTACGGCTCAAGAGTGGTACTTCTTCGCTGAGTTACGAACCTGGGCTGGTCTATACAAAATCCAACAGCTATTGCAACTACCGTATCCCAGAGATGATGGACCTGGATTACGACTTTGGGTACACGATGGGAGCCTACTGTGCCGAGGGATGCACGACCCGGTTCCAAATCTCCATCGCCAACAACGACCCTGCCTTCTTTGCTCCCATCATCCGCTTGTGTGAACGGTACAACCTCACCTACAAGATGTACACCCATAACAATAAAATTCAGGAGGGGTGGACCTCGTCGGACATGCGTATCTACAGTACCCTTCTTACCCATATCCTCACCCGGCTGGGAGGCAAACTCAGTCACCTGAAGTACGTGTCGCCGAAAATTGTCTTCTCCAACCGGGACTGTATGTTGGGGTTTTTGGACGCCTACATTGGAGGGGACGGTTGTATCCATAAGGATAAGAACCAAGAGGGTACATCCATCAGTGTTACATCCACCTCCAAGCCGATGCTCATCGATGTCATGGTGATGTTACGGAACCTAGGAGTCAAGGCCAGTATTGGAAAACCTCGTCAAATCACCCATAACAACCGGGGGACGGCCCCGGAGAAGATCCAACCCATCTATAACATGTATATCGGGGTCGAGGCCAGTCGGAAACTAGCACCGATGCTCAATATCCTCATCGAGCATAAACAGGTGGCTCTCCGACAAATCATGGAGAAAAAACCCTACTTCCGCGAAGAACCTTTTCCGAACCTTGTCAATGGGATCGTCTCGATGGAACCTCGTAGGGGCCGAATGCCTGACCTGATCTTCGTGCCAATTCTTTCCATCGAAGAAGTACCCAATACAACCCCTTACGCGTATGACCTAACTGTGGAGGACACGCGAAACTTTGACTCGTATAATGGTGTCAACTGTGCCGACACGTTCCACTCGAGTGGAGTCGCTAGTAAATCCAACGTCACGCGTGGTGTCCCGAGAATCGAGGAAATCCTCCGGCTGACCAAGAATCCCAAAAATCCTTCGATGACCGTTTATCTCAAACCCATTGACGATACGGATCAGGACAAGGCCATCCAATACGCCACCCGAATGACTCATACCCGTCTTATCGATGTTGTCCAGTCGGTCCAGGTCTGTTTCGACCCCAATCCCAACAACACCCAGATTCCCGAGGACCAACTCCTCCTGGAACAATTCTTCGAGTTCGAGAACATGGTGGAGGATTGTCTCGAGGCCGGTGCCAGCCCCGACACCCCGAGGTCCAAGTGGATCATCCGCATGGAGATGGACCAGGAGGCCCTCATCGACAAGAACATCACCATGGACGATATCCACTTTGCCATCGCCAACAGTGAGTATGGGAAGGACGTCCAGTGTATCTTCTCGGACCATAACATGGATAAACTCATCTTCCGTATCCGGACCAACAGCTCCGTCTTCGATAAGAGTACCAAGAAGACCCGCGGGCTCGCCAACCCCCTCGACCAGTCCGACGAAATCTATATCCTCAAGAATTTCCAGGACACGCTACTGCACCATATCGTCCTCCGGGGGGTCAACGGGGTGCAAAACATCCTCCCCCGTAAGATTCAGAACAGTATGGTCAAGGAGAACGACAAGTACGTCAAGAAGGAGACCTGGGTGCTCGATACCACCGGGTCGAACCTCCTGGAGACCCTGGCCCTCCCCTATATCGATAACCGGCGTACCATCAGTACGGATATCAAGGAGGTGGCTCATGTCCTGGGTATCGAGGCGGCCCGGCAGTGTATACATAACGAAATGGTGGAGGTGCTCGGCTTCAGTGGGGCGAGTGTCAATTACCACCATCTGAGTGTCCTATGTGACCGTATGACCTGTAACAAGGGGATGGTCTCCATCTACCGTTCCGGCCTCCTCAACGACAATGTGGGTCCGATTGCCAAGGCGACGTTCGAGGTACATACCGAAGTCTTCCTCAGTGCCACCCGACATGCCGAGATGGACCATATGCGTGGTGTATCGGCCAACATCATGTGTGGTCAGTACGGGGCGTATGGTACCAACAGCTGCCAGGTCCTCCTCGATATGAAGGCGTTTGAACATATCAAATCGGCCCCCTACAAGCGGCGTAATGTCAAGGAGGAGATTGAACGGGGGATGGCCCAGGCGACCGAGGCCCCGGCCGACTGTACCCAGATTGAAATCCAGAACAATATTGTGAATATTCGCCATACCAACGACCAGACCACCAACTGTTACGACGACGGGTACAACCTCGGGTTCTAAGTCCGTTACCGAACCCTATATCCATAACCCATATCCATACCTCATTACCATAACCCATGTCCATAAAGTGTGTATAGTATCCGTATCCTATACACATTTTTTACCGACCCGACACCCCACCCGTCCATCAATGGGTCAGGGCCCGAATCTTTTCCCGAAGGTACCGTTCCACCGAAATCACCTGATTCGACCGCCGGCGTATCGCATCTTCAAACTCGTTGGCCATCTCCCCCAGTTGCTGGTAGGTAAACGCGGTTTCAATCAGTGAGTAGGTGGGTTCCGCCAAGTTCGCCGGGCTCCGAATGAAATAGAGCTGCCGGTAAATCGACGATACATCCTCCACCATGTCCGACTCCGTCCCGGTCCGTCGCCGGTCCTCCATCGACCGTACCACCTGGGTATTCAGATAGAGCCAATGGTCCTCGTTCACCATCTTCACCTTACGGGCTGAGAATAACACCACCGGGAGGTCGAGATGGTTGGCGAGTACCCAGAGGTCCAGGTCACTGACAAAATACTCCTCCGTCATGATGGCCGTCTCGAGGTCCGTCCGCTCCAACAGCTTCTTCTTGTTTTGCTCCCCGAGAAACCATAACAGTTTATCCTTCAACCGGGGGTCGTCGATGTACGGTCGGTATGCGGCCCAGAGCATGGTTTTAATCTCCCCGACCGTGGGTGCCCCTTTCCCCGCCATCTTCAACAGGTTCGTGATTACCGCAAACGTACACGAGGCGGGCGAGCCCTGAAAGAAGATTTCCCGGGTGTGCTTGGGAAACGCCCGCCGCCAAATACTCCGGTCATTCCCCTCCACATAGTTGTCTTTCAAGCTCTTTTTCAAGATACAGCTCGATACCACGAAATCCCGCTGGATGTCCTCCGGGACTTGGCGGATCATGGCCCGCTGGTCCTCCAAGGTCAGGGTGGGGGCCATCACCCGGCCCGTGGTCGCCGTGGTGGCCGGCTCCGCCGTATCATAATTGGTCTGGTGAATATATTCCGAGGTATTGAACGGTATCATGTCGCGAAAATACTCGTCGTTCAAAAACGATTCCAAGACCAAAATTTCTCGGGGGGACAGGTGGTAATCCGAGGTCCCCGAGGCGATGTTCAAAAACACCCGGGTCTGGAACATGAACCACTGGATACGTGGGTAACGTAAGAGTTCGTCGGCCAACCGAAGATGATAGATATTACGGTTACTCTGGTCCAGATTTTCCGACCGCGACTCCGAACCCGACAGGAGATGGTAACGGGGCACCGCCAGCCGGCCTTCGTGGCACCCGAGACCACCACCCCCCTCCCCACCTTCACCCTCCGGTCCACATTCGGCCACCTTCCCCACCAAGTCGTCCAGTTCCTCGGAAGTGTATTCGACGAATTCCACCCGGGGTTGAGTCAATCCCTGTAACAGAACCGAAATCGCCATCAAGGGAGGACTATAGTGGTCACCGGGTTGTCCCTCCCGTACCCCCGTCTCATACTCTTGGATATGGGCCAAGAGGGCCCGTTTCGCGTCCCGGTGGTGATAGTCATTGAGAAGCCGACGTACGGTGGACCGAAACACCTGGTAAAACTGGGTTTCCAAGAGGATATTACGGACCATGGTACGCCGTACGGGGTCTTCGTGGGGGGTCAGGGATAATACCTGGTCCACCGTCACTTCGTTCGCCCGCTCCACGGTGGGTAAGGCCCCCTGTTCCACCGTCAACCCTTTACCCACCTCAATGGGCCGAATGGGAGGATACGTCGGCACGAATTGGGCCGTCTCGGTCTGAACCCCACTCACCCATCCTCCCGAAGGGTCCACTACCTGATACTTCGGTCGGCACGGAATCTCATGATTTGTATCGGACCCCACCTGGTTCAACCGGGCCACAGTGGGTAAATACGGTTTCCAGAGTGTCCCCTTCCCCCCCGAGCTATCCATATACACAATGGGTAAATCCGTCCCCAAGAAGATTCCCGACGGCCGGCAAGGAACCATCACCCCCATACGCTCCTCCCCGTCATACGATACATACAGTCCGACGACCTGAGCCTGGGTATTCCAGACCTGGTTATGAACCGTATAGTTGTACTTGTGTAAAATGGCCCGGGTCTGGGATGCCGACAACCCGGCCACCATGGTCTCCTGAGGGTCCCGTATCGGTTGGCAATACGTACGTTGGGTCACTTCCACCACTTCCAAGATTCGACGCACGGATGAATAGGGCCGGGTCTGTTCCAAGAAAAACCCCTTGGTCACCGTGAGATGTTTACCATCCACATCGAGGTATTGGTAGATGGGTTCATAGTATTGGTCACGTTTCAAGACGAAAAAGGTTTCTTTACGGGGGTCAAACCTCGCCACTTCCCCCGGGGGGCATACGATATCGATGGTACCCTCCTCCGGACTGAATTCCAAGATGACCAAATTACACCCTCCGGGTACAAGTTCGGGGAAATCACCCGCCAAGAGCTCCCATAGATAGACATGGTCGATGGGAGTATGGGGGTCCGACAAGAAGGCCGTGAAATTACGCCAGGCTCGGATGGCCTTACGGTAAAACGCCACCTGGACGGGGTGATTCGGGTCGATGGACCGGTACACCTCCGTGTCCGTCTCCACGAGCGCCGAGCCCTTCTCTTTGTCTGGGTCGTCGGGGTCCTCCACCGTACCAAAGACCGAGAGGAAGGCCCCGTTATGGCACTGGAGGAACCGGTCGAGGGTGACACTTTCGGTGAGAAGGGTCCGAATCTCCGCCACGGTGAGAGGTGCGGGGAGTTGGTGCTTGTACGCGTAGATTTCCGCAAAGAGGCCGAGGAAGGATTGGCGACGGGGGTGCTCGATCCCATACAACAACATGCAGGGATGGTTGGGGAGAATCTTGGTACTGTTGGCCGTGGTCACCACCATCTTGGTATAGTCCATGTTGAAAAAGTACTGGACCGACCGGGGGAGCAGGCCCCACCGACCTTGGGTGACGGGAGGGGTGAGAGTGTACTTGAGGATATTACGTTCTTCACGGAAGACCCGTCCGGTGGGGGAGGCGAGGGTGAGGGCCATGGAGGCCGAGGTGGCGGAGGCCCCGGGGGCGGTGGGGCCGGCTGGCTCTTGCTGGCATTTCTGTATACGTTCGATATGGAGCTTCTTAGAGGTGACATCACTCTTGAAACAGCAGGGGAGACAGAACCCGTCGGGGTGGGGATGCTTGGTCGAATCCTCGAAACTGGGATGGGTGTATTTGGACACTTCCACATGGTCCTTACAGACCCCGGCTTGGTACTGTTCCTCGGTGAGGATTTGGTTCGTGACACTACACCAGTACTTGGGGCAGGCGTACCAGTATTTCTTGGTGGGGGTGGTGGCGTAGTGGATGGTGGGAACCGTGGGATGGGTCTCGGTCACCGTCTCATACTCTTCTTGGTTCAGGACGATGGGTTGGTGGTCACGCTGGCAAATCCGGCCGTACGACTTATCGGTGGACCCTTTTTTCGAGGTGAAGAAGAGTTTGGGGTCGGCATCCTTCAACCGGTCCAGTTTGGTCTTATACCTCTTCTTGAGTTTGGCCCCCCCAAAGAGAAAGGCGTCTTCTTCGTCGGATGACTCTTCCTCCGATTCTTCGTCCGACCCGGATTCTTCCTCGGCCAGGGTGCGGGGTGCCTCCCCCTCGGCCTCGACCGGTTCATCCTCGTCTTGGTCTTCCGTCTCCACCCCGATAATTTCCTCTTGGTAAGCCGCATAGTCCAGATCCTCCGCGGCGGCCAGAGCCAAGTCGGGTTCCTCCATTCCCGGCCCCGGGGCCGGGGCCTCCTCCTCAAACCGAATCTTGTCACACAAGGGGGGGACCGGTACCATTCCCAACCCCAACACCACCTGGAGTATCGAGTGTACATAGAGTTCCAATACTTCCATATAGGCAAACCGGGGGATATCCCCCGGGGTCACCCCCATCCCCGGGGGGAGCGGACGCCGAGCTCGCTGTTTTTGGATACGCATCTTGGGTCCCACGGTGTATTCCTCGATACCATGAACATTGACCCCCCGGACTTCCCCCCCACCACTCCCACAGTCCCGGCAAAACTTGAAGATATCCACCACGATTTGCTGGTGGTCAAAATGGAACTGTATCGGGAAAAAGAGCTCACGGTTGGAGCTCCGGGCCAGGAACCGGGCCTCCTCCTCGTCTTGGTATTTCTCCACCCGGCGGCGAGCCTGCTCAAACGACATCCGATAGTTCACGATGAGGGCCTCCACCATCTGTTTCTCCGGTTTCCCTCGACGCCGGAATTCCCGGATGAGCTGACCCTGGCCCTCGAGGTCCGAGAACATACGTTTGTATCGGAGCACAATCTCCTCGGTATCGTCATCACCTTCGGGTCCCCCGAGCCCCCCCAGTCCCCCCAAGCCCCCCACATCATCATATACATCAAATACATCACGTATACAGGGGAGTTCTCGGAGGATGGAAAAGGCGGGAGAGGCTACCCGGGATGGTACCACCCACCGCTCATGAAAGTGCTTGATACCTACCTGGGGAGAGGTGACCCCCTCAAACAGAGGGAGGGTATAACCACTCTTACCTAAAAAGGTATTGAGGTCCCGGAGGAGAGGGTTGACCTTGGCCCGTACTATCCCGTCCAAGTCGGTCACCGACGCCACCCGTTGTTCCCCGTGGATATAGACCTCCCCCAGGCTATTGATTTTGACATAGAGTTCATAGTCGGTACCGAGCCCTTCGATGGTCCCTCCCATCTCTTCGAGGCCGAGGCCGGCTCCGCCGGCCGCCGTCACCCGGGGTAATAGGAAGACGATGGTCTGTCTCTTGGAGAACTTGGCGAAATCGGTAATCTCCTTCTTGGACAAGACCGGGATACGCCGACCGTTACGGGAGGTCCGTACCGAGTAGAGACGAAGGATGTTTTCTTGGTTCTTACCCGGATTATACATGATGGCGGGGGTCGCCACCGTTGCCGAGAGGTTTTTAAAGATAATCTCGAGGGGGAGCCGGACCCGATTCATCATGACCAGGGTGAACGAGACGATGTATTTCTCCAGACGGGGGATATCGACCGGGTGCTGTGCGATCCGATACAAATATTCGACGGCAGGGTCTTTGACACCAAGTTGTTGTAGCAGTTTCTTGGTATGGGCATCGGTACCGAGTTGACGTGGAAAATAATATTTAGAACATTCGTGGGTGGCCATCCGAGGCTGGAGGCAGACATACAATTCGTCTTGGTAGAGGGGAGCATACCGGAGGAGAAGGTGGTGGTCCGCGGGAACCAAGAGGCTGGTCGAGACGACCCCCCCTTCTTGGAGGCGGTCCAGAATAGTAGTATGGCAGTGGTGGGGGTTGATGGGGAAGGTGAAGTCTTGGTCGGTCTTACCCCGGAAATTAAATTGGACCCCGAGAGGAAAATATTGGAGGACACCATGAATCGGACTACGGTGGATATGCTCTTGGACGGTTTCGAGGAAGGGGTCGAGAGGTGAACCATTGGTGGGAGCTTTCATTGCGATGGAGTGGTTATCGAGGTAGGTTTGGACCCGAAGGGCCGTGAGTTCCCGAGTATCGTTGAGGGTGATTTCTTGGTACATACGCTCGACGGTGAGTTCTTGGGTGGTAATGAACCGGCGGGCAAAGAGGTACATCGATTCGGGGGCGACGAGGGCTCCTCCCGACGGGTCACCATCGATACCATCGATGGCTTTAGAAATCTTCAACTTGATGGTTTGTATGGAATCGTCGCGATAGATGACTGGGTGATTGGTATCCGGGGTTTGACTAAACAGAAGGGTTTTTGTGACGGTATTATCAGCTGTATTCATGAGATGGACCTTGATATGGGTACCGGTGGCCCCCGAGGCCGCCGAGGCCGAGGGGGACAACGACGGGGGGGAGGGGTATACCGGGGGGGAGGATGAGGGTGGTAGTGGGGGTGGGG